ATCATCATTTGTTATGACAGGAACTACACGTTCCGCCCTTACCACATCTTTCTTAGGTTTTTCTATAATTCCAAAAACTTCATCGAGATGTTCATCTATATTTCCTACTACACTCATACATCTGTGCCTGTTGTTATATCATAATTTTTACCTTGTTCAAAAAACTCAAAAGTCTCACTAAATCCATAATCATCACTTGCAGTAACACCAGTTGGAGAAGGTGTAACGGTGTATCTTGATTTAACTGTAGATTCTGATGCACCCTCACTACTATCTTCTGTAGCGATTCTTTCGTAGTTTCCTGTTTCTAATAATATATAGTCTGTAGTATCAAAGTCTGATGTTTCTAACAGAGCAAAATTAACTTCAAATCCAGATTGGTCACTGCCTGGAATTCGGAAATTAACTTCAATAGATTTGATAACCGAACTTGTTTTAACATCTGGATAAATTTGACCTTTAAGTAAAAAACTCAAAGTCCAAATAATAGTTCTTCTTGTTGCTAAATCTCCTTCATACTCATCACTCTGAGCTGCTGAATTGAGAATGATAGGTACATCAGTCTTAATTCCCATACTTGGAATCGTGTTAATAGTGACTGTAAATTGGGGTGCAAAGTATGGTAAAATTTGTTCAAGAATTTGAGTTCCATCTTCTGCATTATTTACCAGAATAAATAATTCAAAATCAAAGTTATAAGGAACAGGATTGTATTGAGTCATTAGAGTAGTAGTTCCAGCTGCTGTATTGGCTGCAGCATTTCTTCCTAACGTATTCAACTTTCTTACTGAGTCATATGATAGACCTGTAAGAGCAAACCCCATTCTTGGAGTTCTAGTTGCAACTACTTTTCTATCAGCACTTGTTTCTTGAAGAGCTAAAATCCACTTCTGTTTTGGCCCATATCCAAGAGGAACTTTAATTCGTTCAAGAACTGTACCTGCAGAATTTTTACGTTCTACGTTGATGTCGTTAAACAGAGTTCCAAATGCTGCTACATATTTTCGTATCGTTTGATGATAAAAGGTAGATCCTAACATTAGTAATTTGTCCCTTCACTAAACGGATTACCTTCTGAAAAATCAAGGATAGAATCAGCATCAGTTTCAAATTCTTCATTACCTGTTGAAGTATCAGTTGTTCCGGCTTCAATTGATGCTAAAGTCTGAACAGCTTCATCAGATGTTTGTTTGGTTTCGTAAGTACCAGTTGCTAAACTAGTTGCACCAGTAAGAATTTCTCCTACTGTAAATACCCCTGTCATATTGATAAGATATAGATATCTTGTTGTGGAATCCCACTTTGCAACCTCTCCTGTCTTTGCAGAAGTACCGCCGGTAACTGTTTCTCCAACTTGGAAAGTACCAGAGACAGCAGGACTAGAAGCTAATTCAAATGTACGGACAAAGGATTGTTGAACTTCAATATCATCAATTGTTTCAATCCCTGTATCAATTTTTTCATCAGAGTAAGCAAAGATTTCACAAACAAGGTCAAAGGTTTGAAGAGAACCAGTTTGATAGAAAGTGTTCGTATCTTGAACGTGCATGATTTGAAACAGCCCATCAGTCACAGGAAAATAGATAAGGTCGCCAGCTTTAGGTTCTTTATCTCTACCATCACCTTCAAAACTAAGTTGAGTCCACCTTCTTCTTGAAACTGTAAGTGTAATTTGATCTCTAACTTCTAAGCCAAAGTTTGAAACAAAAGTCCCTTCACCTTCAAATCCATCTACATTCTTAATATACATTTCAATTATTCTGGCATCGTTAAATTGCGAAACTCGATCTTCTCCAAAAATCTTATCCTCATTGACAAGAGTTCTTGGCATATAATTTACATCAATACCATAGACTTTAATTGATTCGACAATAATATCTTCAATTAAACGCTGATCTGGTGTATTTGTTCCGTAATGATTGAAATAATGATTGGTGGCCATTAATTATCCTGTCATAAAATCTAATGGTAATTCATACGTTAAGGACATCTGTTCTTCTAATTTATCAATTTCTGTAATTGCATCATCGTATAATTGCCTACCGTTAAGAGTTATACCGCCTGGAAGTTGCATACCTTCAAATTTAATTAAATTTTGGCCCCATTGTCTTTTGAAAAGAACTGTGACATATTTTTTAAGAAACATATCTCCATATACATCTGCAAAGGATGCTGGGTCTGTAATAATATATGCCTCTGCAATAATATATTGATCAATTTTTAAATCACTTCCCCACCTGACATCTAGATATAATCTGTCTGTATGTCGATTAAATCTAAATCTCGGCATAGTATTAAATAAATTATTAATCATGGATAGGTTTTGTTGAGTAAAGACATAATTACCCATTTGTGCACCAGTTCCCATTCTATAAAGGTCATTTAATGCATATTGATAATTCACAGAAAACATATTAGTAGTACTAGCAGTTGTATCATGAAAAGGAATTACCCCCTTAATACCTATAATATTTTCGGAAATCGTAATATACTCATTGTCAAAGTCTCCAAGAGCGTTTGCACTAGAACTTGCAGTTGTTGCAGAGGCTCCACTATCAGCACCAGTTACAGTCTCACCATTTCCAAATGTAGTTGTAGTATTTGCATAATATGTATTTCCATCACCACCAGATTTTACTGTTGGATTTTTATATCGTATTGTAGTATTGGCACTATGATATTCATGGACAGTTGCTTTTACTCCACTTGTTCCACCTGTAATTTCTTCACCATCTGTAAATGTAACATTAGAAGTTATTTTGAGAGTAGATGCTGTAATTTGATGTTTTAGAAATGTGGGGTATGTTCCATCAAAATGATACTCTTGAAAATATTCCAATGCATCATCTATACAGTCTTCCATTTGGTCATCATCAATATTTAATTCTACTACTGGATGCCCCAATTTTCTTTTAGCGTAGTCTTTAAGTGTTGCTCTTGTAGTTGGTTGTGTCATTTAATCCTCAATAAGTTGCTGATGGTGAAACAGTAACTACACCTTCAACTAATCTTTCTATTATTGTTCCACCAGATTGTGTGTACTCTACATCATAGATATACCGGCCTGGAGAAATAGCACCTGTCTGTGTTGCGGTCAATGAAATGGTTACATTTGAACCTGCATCTGCACAAGTAAATGAAACTGTATTATTGGAAGTGTAATGGGATGGTCTAAGTTTGGCAGCACAAGTTCCAGAAGAAATAGTCACATTTCCACCAGCAGTATTTTTAGCTGTTATAACTTTTTCAAACGTACATCCTTGATCAATCGTCAAGTTTACAGTTTGTTTATTAGTAGTGATTGCCATCTAAATCTCCTTATAATTTGAAACCTTTTCATATATTTAGTAATGAAAAGGACTGTAGGAGATTAGGAGAGTTCTTCAGGCCAACCATCACCAAGATCTACAGCTTGTAGTTCTGCAATAGTTGTTGTCGCTGCAATGGCTGTTTCTAAACTACCAGCCTTTGTCCTTACTCCATATCTATATGTCTGAACTGCAGAGGGAACTGCAGCTGCAGTATCAGCTTTACGGATGTAATACCAATCATGAGGTTGGAGTTTTCCACCCTGCATTCCTTTAACTTGTTGAGTAACATCCCACTGCCTACCTCTTGAGTGTAATGTCAAGTCAGCTGAGATTGTAGTTGAAACTGCGGGGGAAAGTGCAGTACCACCAGAATTGAATCCTCTAACTGTATTTCCACTTGCCCATGTTCCTTTTGTAATTTCTACATTTAAGACATTAGCACCCTTAGAAATAATTGTTCCTTGTTTAGCAGCTGAACTATATGTAGCACTACTTGCAACTTTATCACCATCTGAAAATCCATCAGAATCTGCAACTGAAAATACATATACATCTTTGAGAGGTTTTTCTGTATTTGTATAAGTTCCAGTTACACCTGTTACATTATCATCACCATCTTTGGTTACTACATAAGCAGGAGTAGATACATTATTCCATTCTTGATTTCCTTGGCTATTGGTCATAGATACTGACCAAATATCCAGTGCTTGAAGTTCAGAAGCATTCCAAAGAGAGAAGATACTCGCTGGATACTGAACCGCGTCCAGAGTTATTCCAATCGGTCTTGTATATAACTGAGCGATTTCGTTGTCGTTATTGAGTCTTGCCCACATTGTTATCTTCCTTTAGTTAAATGAATTACTGTTATATTTATAAACTTTAAATGTTATCTCGCTGTTGCATATTTGAATGGCATTTCAGCCCATGCTGCATAAATCATAGTTTTACCACTTCCATTAATATGAGTACCGCCAGAGGTTCTTATTTTAAATCCATTTGACAAGAAATCTATTCTTGCTGATGCGCCTGGTTCAGCATCTGTGTTGTTAGGGTATAATCTACGATTGTCAGGATTAAAACCAGGCCTCTTATTATCAAATATCTCCCATTGTTGGCCAGTATCCGTAGTTTGTTTGATAAAAATCATAGCTGGTTTAAATCCAAGATAAACAAATGGGCCATCTGCATTTGCATTTCCTACATAACTTCCAA